GCTTCTTTGACAATCTTTACAGTGAAAAACTTTTTACCAAACTGTTTAGTTAAACTGTCTTTGGTCTCGTAAATTTTTACACCTGACTCATTGCTCATAAAAAATCTATTGTCGTCGTCTTTTCTCAGAGTGGCAATCTTCTCACCGTTCTCTTCTACGATCCAAAATTTATTTGCTATGATAGGTTTAGCATGTATGTCTGTCATTGTGTTCTCCCAACAGGTATCTGTTTTAATTTCACAGGTGTCATCATACTGACAAGGTTTGAGTTTCATTGGTGTATCTCGCGTTAAGTGGTTCTGCATAACTCTGTGCCTGATCAGCAATCTTTTTCAAATCCCATAGATTACAGAACTTGATTAATCTTATACCAACTTGACTCACATTCTTTTGTTCAGCGGTAGCAGTAGTAATAGTGTTTACAATTATCTCTTTGATATCATCAGGCTGATGACTCAGGTCAATCAGTCGACGATTGCGTTCATAATCTTCTAGCACACGATGTTCTTGCCCATTGTGGTCAGACCATCTCTGTAACATGAGATTGTTCCACGCATATCCTTTGCTGTTACGATCTTCGAACGCTTCAGTAAGACCCACTTTTTTGCTTGTGCCTTTAGTACGTACACCCGGATACGCTGAGAAGACATTATCACTGGTATCACCACGCATGCATTTTTCGAACAACAGCCATTCTGGATTAGGGGCTGGCTTGGGCTCTTGTGTTTTTTTGTCAATGACTGGCTTGCCTTTGTCATCAAAAATTCCTTCGTGTGTGATAACATGTTCCATGACACCGTTGTACTGCGTGACATTGGGTGCAATCAATTGAACAAAGTCTGTGTCTGTGCTAATGATCACATGTTTGTCATTTGGATGTGTTTGTATCCAACCAGCAATTAAATCATCTGCTTCTAACTGCGGATTTTGTAGCACAGTACAGTTGGTCTTTTCTGCGATGAAGTCTTTGAATGTGTCAAATGCTTCCCAGAAGATTTTTTCTTCATCTTGTTCTTTTTCTGTATGAGCTGCACGAGCATCTGAACGATTCCGCTTGTAAGGAGCATAGTAGTCCTTGCGCCACGACCTACCTTCTAAACAGAAGATAACATGGCTACCTTCGAACTGCTGCCATGCTTTGCGAATACTGTTTAATGTAATATGAAATGCCATGCCTAGTTTAATATCAGCGTCACCGTTGATAACGTGACGAGCACGAAAGAATGTGTTTGCTGTATCAACTAAGATGTAATTCATAGATTATCTTTCTTCACTGTTTTAATATCAATTAAGCCTGTGTTTACAGGACCGCCAAAATCACCATCAACTACTACATTAGCACACAGTTCACGGAACCAACGATCTATAATTTCTTCGTCCTTGTCACCGTCCTCACCGTATCCCTCTTGCTTTAATTTTAACACAAAAAGGTCGTTCCAGTCAAGCTCAAAAAAGCCATTACGCACATTATCTTTATTAACATGAGTTTCGAGTACACCTACCCAGGGTTCTTTTTTGCGTGTTGCACGTTCTTTTGGTGATAGTTTAGCCTGCGCTTCTGCTTCTGTGGCACGTTCAGCAGCTTCAGTGGCTGCTTTGGCTGTTTCGGAAGCTTCAGCTGCGATACTTATAGACCGTTCTGCTTCTGCTCTGATCTTGTCAATACCAAATAATTTTTCAATCCATTTATTCATTATGTTCCCCATTCATTTTTAAACAGTGGTACTTGCAGTCTATCACTGTACCTAAGTCCGTGTTTCATTGCTAATTCTGCTACACGACGGTTATTTAGTGTGTACACTGACTCAACTCCGCCCACAGGCATAAGATAGCAGTGTCCAGTGAATCCTTCTGCTCGATATATATCTAAAGTTTCTAAGGCTTCTTCAGCATCTTCTTCTGTGGCTATTACAAATTTAAGATAGGTAGTACCAACTTCTTGATACTCACAGACCACATTAGGTAGTATGGCTTCTGACCTTTCTTCTCCTGAACAACTGAGTTTGGCACTTACACTGAATGTAATTTCTCTGCTTGGAAATGGAGGCTTTTGCGACCATTCTTGCAGATATTTTTTAAACTCGGGAGTTAGCTTTTGAGTACCGTTGGTTTCAAAAGTAATTTCTTTAAGACCTGCCATACTTAGATGATTTAACAGATCCGGATAAGCACGTTGCCAACCCAACAACGGTTCGCCACCTGTGATAACCAAGTGTTCATCTTCCCAACGTTTGTAAGGTAAGATTTCCATGATACGTTCTGCTATTGCATCTGACGTAAGCATAGGACTAAGATCTTTAAACTCTGGCATCCATGATGCATAACTATCACAACCTGTACTTACCAGCGGAAGTTCGCCGTATGTTTGAAATGGTTTAATCATTGCGTGTGTGGCTGCTATGTCAGTGGCTTCATAACTTAGTTCACCACGTGCCATACCAAATCCTGCACATTTAAAGTTACAACCGAATGTGCGTAGAAACACAGAAGGAACGCCCATATAGCGTCCTTCACCTTGTATGCTGTAAAACAGCTCTGCGATTTTAATTTTACTCATAGTTTATTATACACTCTTTTTCTGTAATTGCCAAGAACCATTGCCCTGATCTAACCATTCTAATGTGTCGCCTTCGCCCCAACCCTGCAGATCTAGAACTTCTTGTGGTATTGGCATAATGAGATCACCAGTATCTGGATCTTCTTCAAGAGTAACAGTCCAACGGGTCATATTGTCATTCCTGGTTGTGATCTACGCTTGCGGCATTCTTCTTTCACTTCAATAGGAATATCAGGGTGCCATTCGGCCATACCACAGTCGTATACTCGATACTCTGGCATGTCTACTTGAGAAAGTACAAATGCCCAAAGAACGCAGGCAATAACAAAACCAATAATGTATTTGATCATATTCTATCGCTCAACAATATTCTACACATCATGGCATCTTGTTCGTTGTGAAATATAAATGTCATTTGATCTGTTTCCGGATGGCTAGTATATCGATCACCAGGCAGGCCAAAGTGTTCCAACACCATGCCGCAAGTTTCATTCCACCAAAATCCAGTTTGTTCTTTTTTCCAAGGAACTAAAATTGTTTTTAGATCAGACACTATATTTCACTCATTTTTTATAATTACCTTTTTCTGGAATAACATGTCTGACACCACCTGTAGGATCTTCCATATCACCTTTGCGTCTGGGAATTAAATGAACGTGTGGGTAAGGCACAGTTTGTCCAGCAGCCTCCCCCCAATTCATTCCAATATTGAATCCGTCCCACTCACCGCTTTTGACTTTTTCCTGTCCCGTTCTAAGAGCATCAGCAAAACAATCTTCAATAACTCCCACAGCTGAATATTTAGGTACAAACAACAGGTGTCCTTCTGTTACAGGATACTTGTCTTTAAAAATAGCAACATGAAAATCATCTTGTACAACATCGTCCCAGGGAGCATCGCCTGCATCACGTGCATCATCTAATGAATAATGTAGATTCATCGTTTGTACTCCTGTTTTTCTCTAGGGAGATCATCTTCGCGAATTACAAACTCACGACCACCTAAGCTACCTACAAATGCTCGTGTGCGTTCTGCATAAGATAGTCGCAATTTAATTGTTTGAAATGCAACTTCTAAAAACGCTTTAGGCTTGTAACCTAGTACGTGCATGTCAAAATCTTTGCCTGCATCTGTACAATGCACTTTGATTTTAGAATCAATCATTTGGTCCACCAATCTTCCCAAGGAAAATCAATCCATACGTCATTTTCGGCTTTGTTAACTTCCATGCCAACAAAATCCATCTTAACATCACACTTGCTGGCTAGATTATCTACCAACACAGCAAATTTCACGTTGTTGTTCCATACTTCTTCCCAGGCAGGATCATCTGGAAAGCAACCACTCGGCCAATCTTTCATGATCCAATTGAGTGTTGTACCTTGATCGTTGATATCGTCTACAATCAGAATGTTTTTAAAAGTGGTATCGTGATCAACTGTACGATCTTTAGATAGCGGACCTAGTGCATCCTCGGCCATCCAAAGATTACTCTCCGGTCCAATCTCGCTATCTCGTAGACTTATATTGAGAGTGTGTAACGGAATATTGAAATATTGACTGATCATAACAGCAGGGATCAATCCTCCTCGGGTAATACCTACGATATAATCGGGTCTCCAAGTTCCTGTAGAAAGCTCTCTACAGATCTTACCGACTAATCCAGTTATTTCACGCTGGGTGATTTTGAGTTTGTTCATGTCTATCCTTGAGATATTGTTCGTGTTGTATCCATTTGTTGTTGACTAAAAATCCCCATTCACGTTTGTGTGGTCCTGGCATGAACAGGGTCCAAGCAGTTACTCCGGGTTTAAGTTCGATACGATGATAGCTATTAGAACCACAAATGCGGAAGTGACCAGGACCCCGCCAATGCTTTGTCTCTCCAACCATTTTACCATTTTCGAAACTAGGAGTATATTCATAGTACCCACCTTTTAATATTAGTGTAGCATAAGGCCAAGGATGATCGTGTACATCGTCTGGATCACCTTTTAGGAATTTGTGTAGAAATACATTGAAAGGAAAGTGTTTACGCTCTTTCAAAAACAGATAATATCGTTCGAGATACGGTTCGTTATTCACCCGATCAAAAATGATACGTTTGCGACCTAGACGTTCAAGCAGTTTTAAAAACATTATTAACTTCTTCCTTGAGATATCTCAACAGTTCTTTATCGGTTGGCTCAACGGTGTAGTTGTTCTTGTAAAAGATTTCATAGCTGTCGCTGCCGTATTTTCCAATGCCATATAACATTGTAGCATCAATTCCGTCCCAAGTCAAGTAGTCTTGACTCATTTTAAGTAACCGTGTATATCGGACATTGACCATGCCTAAGGGCTGGATTATACTTTTGACAAACTCTTCTTCTGCATGTAACAATGATAGTGCTGTAGGAAACCAATATAGAAATTCTGGTAGTGTGGTTTTTACAGCCTTTCGACCAGTTTGATTCAACATGATCACACCAACAAAATGTTGCCAAGCGTCATCTACCTGTTGTTGTACCATTAGATCGTCACGCAGAGGTTTAATAAATGTCATTGTCTACGAATCCAAACCCAAATTACGATGCCTATAATAACACCAACAATCATACCTAGTGAAAATAACATTATTCTACTTCCTCACCGAACCAATCGTCAACTTGGCGTTCTGCTTCTTCTTGTGTCATTGCATGCACAAAGATACGAGCAGGCTCTCCAACAGTGTGCTGAATGTCATACTTTACAACTCCTGCAGGGATAAGTGCCCAATCACGCTCTACAACGAATTCCTGTAGATTTTTTGCACGAAATATTAAATTATCTGCATGCTCTTTAGCAGTATTCATTATTGCTCCTTTCTAGGTGCTGTACAGCTATCGTTCCAAATCTCTTGTGCTTGTTTTTGATATTCTTCTAGTTCGGAATCCTCACGCAGCTGATCTTCCAACCACAGCATTTTCTGATGTTGATACATTTCTTCCGACAGTCCATGCCAGCCGATACATTTACCAGTTGGACTACGACCGCAACCGCAACGACCGATGTCTTCGACATCCTCTTTTACTCTAATTTGCATATCTTTATCCTTTTTAAAAATGTTATCCCACCGATTGTTAAATTCTTCTTGACTAACGCTAAACGGTCTTGGACTAGATCCTTTTCCACCATCACTCATAATTACCTCGGCGCAAATTCTTGTTGCATTTTAATATTGTCAAAGAATTCTTTCTTTGTACCCGGATCATTCTTGAATGCACCTTTTAACACAGTAGTTTGTGTTAGACTAGAGTGTGCCATGATACCGCGATTCTCACAACATCCATGTGTGGCCTGTATGTACACACCGATGTTTTCACTTTCTGTGGACTTCATTATTTCTCTTGCGATGTCGTTGCAGAGTTCTTCCTGGAGAGTACCACGCCTAGCGCACCACTGTGCTATTCTGGTATACTTGCTGAGACCAATAAGTTTATTAGCGGCAATGATACCGATGTAGGCAACCCCAGATACAGGCTGGTGGTGATGAGAACACATACTTCGTAGCTCACTACGTACCACAAGCATACCTTCGTAACGGTCGGCGCTGTCATTTGGAAAAGCTGTTGCATCTGGTGCTGGTTCATATCTTCCTGCCATTACTTCGTTAAAATACATTTTAGCCAGTCGTTTTGCTGTGCCCTTGCTATTAGGATCGTTGTCGCGATCAATCAGCAAACGATCTAGCACAGTTTCAAATGCTTCAGTGGCTTCGTCGATTAATTTTTCTTTATCGCCGTCATGCAAGTAGTCGGCAATATTGTCACCTGCCCAGAAACGTTTGTTGTCACGTTTCATCTTAAAGCGAATAGCATCGCCTAGGTAACCTTCTTCATAGCCCTTGTCGTCTATGTTATTGTATGTTACTGATTCTGTCAATTAAATTTCTCCGAGTTAGTGACGTGGATGTCTTTGTATTAGTATATAGGTTTATTTAGATTTTTGCAAATTATTTGATGTTTTAATTTGTCAAGATGATAAAAGCTCACTAATTTTTAAAGTTTCTTGAGTACGTAAGCAACTTACTAACAACCAACCTGACATCTTACATTCCGAAATGCAATCGCCTGTAATTGCTTTGAGTTTTAAAATTTGCAATTCTGGATCAACAACGCTAACGATATCATTTGCAGATAAAAACCATTCGACTCCTACCCCATTTTTATAAGGATCTTTATTTCCTATAAGACTTACCCACATGCCGTTTGCATTTAAACAGTTTTTTAAATTTGATATAAATTGAATCATATCATTTCGATCTGCATTAAGCGTGTGGAAATATCCGCGATCGAACACTAAATCAAATTTTTGGTCAATCCATGCATCCTTAATCAAATCTTGTTTTATTACATTAATTTTGACTTTATGTTGTTCGGCTAATTGTTTAGTTTTTGTAATTGCAGAATTGTGAAAATCTACTGCTGTTACTTGACATCCTTGTTCAGCTAACCATACAGCGTTATCGCCGGATCCGCAACCTAATTCTAATACTGTAGTTGGAAAATTTGTCTGACACATTAACCAGGAAATTAAATTCTGGTCGGGCTCGCCTATATCCCAATATAATTTGTTATTAATACAATCATTAGAGTCGTCTACTTCAACGAGTGACAATTTACTATTGATAATCTGAGGTGTATACATATTTTTAAATTTTGCGAATGTCTTTGTACTAGTATATAGGTTTATTTAGATTTTTGCAAGTAGTTTAAGAAAATATTTCATTTTATTGTTAATGCTGCTTCTCTACCTCCAAAATTTCCTCTAACAAACATGTTAAATGCAACAGAAATTCTATCATCCTTGGAATTGTTTATTTCTACTGAATGCATTACATTTGAAGGAAATATGATTATATGATTTTCAGTTGGAGTAATAGACCATGTGCTACTATTAAAAATATTTTGTTCTGAAAATTCTAAACTAATTGTGGGAGAAGCAAACCCTAAATATGTTTGATATTTGTGAAGTGTAAACTGACCTGTCTCTTCTGCTGCCGTCTTTAGATATAACACTCCCGAAAATAACGAATTAACATGTCTGTGTGCATGTGCAGAGCCACCTGGCAAAAATTTAACAGCCCATGAAGTTGTCATATAAAATTCTGTCTCGGGTTTGATTTTTAAAAGATTATATGCATAATCATCGAATGCGTTGAGAACTTTATTTCTAATTTCTAAACACCTAGGATCATCTAATAATGTAACATTTTCAGTGATAAACCCTTTGGTATCAGACATTGGGTTGAACTCTAAGTTTGAAATGTAGTCAATACTCTTAGAAGAGATTGGATCTACCTCAGATGTGTAAATAGGAACACCAAATAAAGAAGCTGCTGCGGGCATAGTTTATACTCTATAGTTATGTTAACATCTTTAATAGTTCGTTACAACTAAAAAAGTTTTCTTTTAGTACACCCACCTGTTTACTTAGACTGGGTAATCGAGTTTCATAATTATCCATGTGCTGGATTATTTCTCTACAGATATCTGGACGATACACGGCGTAGGCATCATAGCTTTCAGTCCATTTGCTGGGATACTTAAATGTGTCCATGGCCATCTCACTGTAGCTAAGTCTATCCGGTACCATAGGAATGGCATTTACCAACGCACCTTCATACCAACTAATGCCTAGTGTTTCTTGTAGATTGGCACTGAATACTAATTTGGCTTCGCCTAGTAAATTATGATATTCATTTTTTGTTAGTTGTTGATCTTGACAAACAACAAACTCATATTGAGGCAGATGTTCTTTTAAGTCACGGAATATTTCAACCTGCTTCTCTGGAGCAATACGATGTGGGAACAATATAAGATCACGCTTGGGCATGTTCTTATACATCAGCAATGTATTCTCCATATACTCCATGGGCCATCCTGTACGAACGATTCTATCTTGTTCGTGCGTGATATTTGGATCCCAAGCAAACAAATTTTTCTTAAACATATCGATATGAAACTCAGTGGCAAAGTAATTATAATCGAAAGAATAAAAGAAACTTTTCTCTGCATGTCTAACCCAAGGCTTGTTGCCGACTAGTCGCCCTAGAAAGTCTTGAGGGTCATAGCTACCGGCATGCCACAAGCCGTGTGCGATTACTGGAATACCCAGTAGTTCACTCATGTACTTTAAGTTTATGATACCAGGATGCCAAGCATCAGTAAAGATAAAGTGATCGCCGGGATGAACGGCTCCGTTACAAAATAACCGGCCCATTTGCTCAACCTGACTAGCCTTGTATACATTGGTACCACCAAAATTAAGAAAGGCGCCAGGAGTAGTGGCTGAAGGAATATCTTCAGGCCCAGATATAATTTGAACATTGTGTCCTGCCTTTTTAAGTAATGCAGGCACATGAGTTTTCCACTGACCCGTGTATCGTGTCTCAACTGCTTCTAGATCAATAAGGAAAACTCGTGCCATTGATTAACCTCTTTTTTGAAAGTTTGGTCTGTTGCCTTGATATGGACGTCTTGGCCGCTTGCTGGCAAGATACGATCCATAGTTTTGACTATCTCTGCGATAGAGATCTGCTGGGTTAAAATCGCAGAGTTGAATTCTGCACCAATCGTGGTAGGCCTCGAGGTCTTCCCACACCTTTACAACGTCAGGACGATTTTCAAAGTACCTGTAGTCCTTGTAGTTTTTCATCTGTATTCCTTTTAGTATTTGATGAATGAACCATTTTCTCCGTCTTCGGAGACCTCAATCCAAACCTCACGGCTTGGATACTTATTGGAAATCATGTCATACAATTCGTCTGACATCATTTCGCAACTCTTATGATCTAGCGACAAAATATTTTGTGTGCTAGAATACAGTTGTTCAAGCCATCGCTTGAA